GTTTTATCGTGTCCTGCAGGTCCAAATGTTTGTGTATCTTTTCTAAAATTTGCCATTTATTATGCCCAATCTTTATCCATCTGGAAATTTGCACGACTAAATTCCATTCTGTCAACTAATTTTACTGCACCTGCAACTCTATCTACTGCAACATATCCTTCTGGTGCTGTTACTCTATAACCATTTGGTGTTTTAAGAAAATGACCAATACTTTGTATTTGCGATAGTTTTCTTACTAAAAAGTCTTTTGCTCTCATCAAACTTTTATGACTTGCAATTGCAAAATATAATGATGAAGCATTAGAATCTATAAATCTTAAACCTTGTTTTTTTGCTTCTATATACTTTTGTTTACCAGCTGGTGTCTTTCTATTATTTATCTCTGTATTTAAAATGTTTTCGTAGTAGTCTCTGAACTGTTTTTGCAATACTTTAACTTGACCCATATCATCATTACTATTTTTAATAACTGCATTAAAGAATGTTTTTAATCTATATGCAACTGATAGTGGGTCTGATGACCTTTCTGACAACATATTTAAAAATGTAGAACCTTTACTTAGTGAGCCTTGTGCCATTCTTATTAAAGCGTCAAAGCTATTTAATTCTGTTGTTGTAAATTTTGATACACCTGATGTGTCTTTATAACCAGCAGAAGCAAGAAACACACTTGAACCTCCACCACCTGTAACTGTGCCAAAACCTGCTCTTAAATCTTGCATTGTTTTGCCTGTATATTTTGTGTGAAAGACTATACCCAATTTTGCTTTTCTAATTCTGTTTCCTATTGATGAGTTTGAAGGTACTGCATATGTAATTGTGTTTGGTGTAAATGTTACCATAGATTCGCCATCTATGTTTGCACCTTTTAAATCACCTGTTGTAAATAGTAAATCGCCTTGATAAACACCGTTTGTAACGATTCTTTTTAATTCTTTTAAACAAACTTGTAGTTTGTCTGCTAACACGCCTGAATGATTTCTGTTTATATCTGATGGTGTATAATTGATTTTAGGAACTTTATTAAAGACTGACTTTGTACCGACAAAGAATTTGCCATTTTCTGGATTGATACCACATATTACAGCAGGCGCTCCATCCCATTTGACAGTCATATTGACTTTACTTCTAGATGAGCCAGCCAACATATTGCGAACAGCAACTAGGAAATTTATAGCATTTTGTCCACCCTTAGAACCTTCATCTATAATCTGGTCCTCAAGGTGTTCCAAATGTTTATTTTTTGTTTTGGTAATATAACCTTTAAATGTGAACATATCTCTCCAATTATCCCATGTACAAATATTCTACCCATAGATATAAACCTCACTCCGAACAGTAATATTTATAAGTCTGGATTATTCCATTATACAGGTTTTTAGAGAAATGTCAAGTGATTTATCATAAAAAAGGGCACCTTTATGGTGCCCTTTCAAGTAATTTAATACTTTATGTTATTTTTTAGCAGAACGAAGACCTAAGTCTACATTTCCAGCGTCTTGTAAAACATCTCCAACAAAAGGTGTTCCTTCATAACCTACTTCTTTGTTGATTCTGTTTGCAATTGCTTTTTCTTCATCAGTCGCAAAGTGTTCATCCCATGCAGCCAATCTTTTTCTCATATACCAATGCCAAATTGGTGGTACTAATGCGATAAAGAATACCACAAAGTAGCCCCAGCCTGTGTTTGGACATCCGACATTTTCAAGTTCCCAAAAGTGAGTTTCTCCTCTGTCGTGATGGTCTGCTTGTCTGCCGATTTCAATAAAGAACCAAGCTGTGAAAGCAGTTGAGTTGTCCCAATTGTGTCTGTAGTCAATTGGTTGGTCTTTTACACGGATAAGTCCGTAGTGTTCTAGATAGTTAAGTGCTTCTAGCTCAAAGTTTGAGATACCCCAAATTGTTGCTAAACAAGCCATACCTATCCAACCACCAGCGGCAAAGAAAAGTGCTACTGTAGGCACAGCCATTAAGTAACCACGAATCCAACGGTTTTGCCAAGATATAAATGGCACACCCATTCTAGATAGTCTTTCTTTTTCCATGTTGAATAAGAATTTTGATTGACCTAGATATGAAAGTGGATAATGACCATAGATTGTTCTACCACGAGGTGCAGTAGCTGGGTCATCTTCACTTGCAAGTTCTAGATGATGATTGTACACATGAGCGTAACAGAAATGTGCTGAACCAGATAATGCCATCATTAATCTAGAGATTACGAATCCAAATCCTTTTGTGTGAGATAGTTCGTGACCATAGATAATTCCGATACCAATAAAGATACCAGAAGATAATGTAGCACCAATCAGGTTAAGACCTGTTATACCTTCGTGCATTACTAATAATCCAGGAATGAGTTCCATGATTACTGCACCTTCAGCTCCACCTAGAGACATATAAGAGTAAACTCTCCATGCCATTACTAATTGGAAAAGAACGAACACAGGTAACATGAAATACATTGTTAGGTTTTGGAAAGTTGGCCAACCTAAAGTTTCGCCATTTTCATCATAACCTACACCTGATGTTTCAAATTTTGTTGCGATATCTACTAGCAAACCTACGAATAGCAATACTACTCCTAACCAAGCCATGATACCACCCAAAAGAACGCCAGCACCAGCTACGATTATAAGAATCGGTGCTAATAGATAGCGTGCATTAAGTAAGATTTGTCCCATTTGATTTTTCCTCCTATCAAATGTTTTATACTTGGAGTATATCGTAAGGAACAATTAATGTCAAGTGTGAGACATTAAATGAGGGACGATTTACATACCAATCCAAGTAACTGGTATTATTTAGTAGTTTAGGAATCTTGGTTGGTAACTATTTTTTATGTTTCACTTTATAATAATATACTAATGTTATCTATAGCCTCTGTATAATAATTTTAGTTGCATGTAAGCACCTAATTTACCTTTTTGTTTTTCCTCTCTATATTCACTATCACTTCTTATAGTCATAAGTAAAGTTAATTTATCATTTCCGGCAAATACATCTATAAACCATTCTTGCACGGATGATGTATTTAATCTTGCTTTTATTTTTGTAATTTTAGGAAATATTCTAGCTAGTTTATCTCCCTGTTCTTGAGCAGTACTGCCTATAGCTTTTACTAATACAAGAGGTACATCAACTTCACTTTTAGGTTTTTCTAATCTAAATTCGTTTTCTATCCATTCTAATGCTGTGTCAAAATCTTTATTAATCATATTAATTAATTGCAATCTACTTTGTTTATTTTGTTCAATGTATAAAGATTCAAACAATTGGTTTTTTTGTATAAAGTTTTTTAAAACGGTATCTTTGACATCTTCGTTTACTTTTGCAACATTACTTGATATATTAATCCAATTATCTTTTGTTACTGATTTTGGCATGTAAGATAATTTAGAATAAACATTATTCCATAATTTATTTTTTAATTGATTTTCTGCATTAGGTGATGATTTTTGCCAATAAGGTTTTCTCATTGTAGTTCTGACATATGTATTTAATTTAGGTTCGGCAGATTTAGCTGTACCTGCTTTTAAACTTATGCCCATAATTTTTGGTTTTCTATTAGTTTTGTAAATTAAAAATATATCACCTGGATGATTACTTGCAACACCTTTCGGTTTGGCTCTATATCCCCACACCACACTATCTATTTGTCTTATCTTATTTTGTGCATATATGTATTTTAAAATGCCTATTGCATTTTTTAATTTTTCAGTTCTCATTTCCGGTCTGAGTTTTAAAGAATCTGTTATGAGTATCATAGCACTTTCAGAATCACCTTTGTCAACAAATGACTTTTTACTTTGGCCTGTATATAGTTTATTCTTTTCTACAAGACCTAACACATAATCGTTTAATGCTTTAGGGTCTGAAAATGTTTTATTATTATTGAAACAAAGGGCTGGATACAATTCTGTGATTGTTGAATTAATTGTTGTCTGTTGACCACCTGATAAAAATGCCATAATTCTCTCCTTATACTATTTATAATAAAGGAAAGGTAAACTATGTCAAGCTATAATTTAAAGTCTGAGAATTTATCGTAAGCCTGTTCAGGTGTTACATAGTCTTCAGTTTCTTCGGTCTGATTACTGTCGACTATGTTTTGAGCATTGTTCTCTACATCATATAGTCTCATTTTTGCTCTATCAACACCTATAATAAATGCACGATTCATTGAAGGGTCATTATATCTGTTTTTCAATTGTTTTACTTTCATTTGACCTAGAGCTTCTAATTCTTCATTAGACATTAGAGCAAACATAAAGTCAGCAGTAGCAGGTAAACCAAACGATTCTGATGTGTCTTCTAAACCAATATCTGTTGATACAAAACCACTTCTTGTAGTTTGAGTAGCAGAGAAGATAGGTAAATCAAATTCAACTGCAAGTCCTCTTAATTCCTCTGCAATTGCCTTGATGTAGAAATATGATGAGATATTTCCACCCTTGAATCTGCTACTCGCACATATGTTGAGGTAATCAACAAATACTATATCTGGTTTAAAAGTTTTCTTTAATGATAATTCATTTAGTAATGCTCTGAAATGTCCACTATGAGCAGAAGCTGTAGGATATTCTTTGATAATTAAATGACCTGATGTTTTACTATTTAACTTTTTCATTTTATTATCATATAAATCTTTTGGCATGGTATGTAAATCATCTATTGTTACATCCATTAAGTTAGCGTCAATTCTTTCTGCAATTCTTTCTTCTGCCATTTCAAGAGTAATATATAAAACATTTTTACCTTGTGTTAAGAATGATGAAGCACAATGACACATGAATAAAGATTTACCAACGCCGGTGCCTGCAAGTGCAATGTTTAAAGTTTTACTTGGGACACCGCCTTTGGTGATACGATTAAAATAATTTAAATCAAACTTAAATCTTTTTTCTTTTCTATGATAGTATTCAAATCTAGCGTCAGCGTCTTCTATGTAATCATGACCAACATGATTGTCAAAAGATACTGCAAGGGCTTCTGCAAGAATACTTGGTATTGCTTCTGGTGTTTTTTGTTTGTCTTTGCCATCAAGAATTTTAATACCATCTAATACAGCATTGTGTACTGCACGGTCTTTACAAAACTTTTCTGTTGTATCAAACAACCATTGTAAATCATCTTCTTGTGGATTTAAGGTCTTTACAACTTCTTTAATTTCTTTTAGTTCATCTTCTGTTATGTCTTTTCTTTGACCAAGTTCTATAAGAATAGATTCTTTTGTTGGTAAGTTTTTATATTTGTTAACAAAACTTTCTACTTCAGAAAATAATATAGCTTCATCTCTTTTATTAAAAAATTGAGATTTTATAAAAGGTAAAGCCTTTCTTGTAAAGTCTTCATTGAAGAATAGATTACGAAGTATCGTTGTCTCTATTCTTTCTGAATTATTTAAGGTCAAGTTTTCCATCTTTAATTTGTTTCTCTAAAAGTTCTACACATATATCTCCAATAAAATTTACAAATTCATCAGTAGTAGTATCAATATTATTAGGATTCTTAACTACTGTGTAATCAAATTTCATTGCCAGTTCACCTTTGTCATTTTCTTCTTTAGCAAAACCTACTGAACCAAAATCAAAAATAACATCTTTAAATCTTTCATCTACAATCTTTATAGATGAGTGGTCTGCACCATCTTTTTGTGCAAACACATACTTATTCTTCGCCATAACTAAATTTCTTTTTCACATATTCATTAACTTTATCTAACATATCTTTTGTGAAATATTTTTCAGGTTCACTATTGATAGTTTTTGCATACTGTTTACTACCATCTGGCAATTCAATACGAGTAGATACTTTTTTAATAACACCAGCCTCTTCAGCTAAATCTAATATACCATAAAACTTATCAAGACCATGTTTATATGTTAATCTTACATCTACTTGTGCATTTTCTTTTGTGATTCTTGATTTGTAATTTTTACAATGTATAATATTACCAATTACTTCTGTACCATCTTTTTCTTTTTTCTTACCAAGATAGACAATACTTGAAGCTGCATATTTAAGACCAGAACCACCACCCATTTCTTTTTGTGGGAACATAGAACCAATGACATCATATGTATGATTAGTCATAATCATTGGCACATTTGCCTGACCTAGTTTTAAAGTTAAAACTCTAAATGCTGATTTGACTATTTGACTTCTAGTCATATCTCTTGTTTCTTTACCTTCTGCTGTATCTTCCATTTCTTTTGTGGTTGATAACATACCAAGAGAATCAAGAACAAACATTAAAGGTTGTCTATTGTCTTTATCTTGTTCTAAGTATTTGTCTAGTATTCTAATTGATTGTGTTCTAAACTCTTGTACTGTAGCAACAGGTACTACTACAACTCTGCTAGCATCCATACCTCTACCTTCTACCATTTCTCTTGATATAGCATTTTCAGATTCAAAATAAACAACACCAGCATTTGGGTCTTTATCTAAGAAACTTTTACATATGCCTAATGCAAAGAAAGTTTTACCTGTAGCAGCTTCACCTGCTATTGCTGTGATACGATTACCAGGAAGGCCACCGTAAATATCGCCTGATAGTAATGCATTGAAGGTGTACGAACCTGTGTCAATGAAACTATCTATATCTGCACCAGCAACACCATCACTTACAAGTGTGGCATACTCATTGCCGGTTTGTTTTATAACATCTTTTAAAAAGTCATTCATAATTAATTACCTCAATATAAAAATGATTATACACCATTTATCTAATGATGTCAATGTTGGTTTGGTTTGTCCAGACTTCTATTTCTGTTCTCAGTCTGTTGTCTGATTTTAGACTTTCATATCTTTTGGTGGCTTTCTTTTTCCACCATTTGATAAGTTCTTCAACTTCATATCTATCGTAATTTTCTTCTTTGATGATTTCATCAGTTTTACCATTTACGATATCTATGTAGTTTTTGATACCATAGTTAGACACATAATACCTTTTTCTTTCTGTAAGTTTTTTAGCATCCTCTATAGTGTTTCTAAAATTCTCTAAATCTGTTCCATCTAAAGACCTTTTTACTAAGCCTTGTATTGCTGACATTAGTTTTAACTTCTTACTTGAAGCGTCTCTTGGTACTAATTCACCAACTCTATTCTCAATATACTCAACAAGTTTTGCCCATTTATCACCGTGCATTAATGGTACAAAATCACTATCACTTAAACCTCTATTCTTTAGAAAAGGTTTCATACCATCATATTGACTTGTTGATTTACTACTACCATATAAACTTGTTGTTTCAAAATAAACTAAATTCATATCATATTTTTCATTCATTCTTTCTCTAACCCAATGACTGCAACATAAAGCTGCCAATAATTTACCACCTAGATAATTAAAACCAAAAGGTTGTGCTGGCACAATGACAAAACCCATAATTGCTGTTTTGTTAAATGATGATAATTCAGGAACATTTCCTAATAAATCATTTCTAGGTTTCATGTTAATTACAGGAGAAGCAAGTCTAATAAAACCTAACCATTTACCTGTATTTGTTTCTTTAATACCTAATTTTAAATTTTTACCAGGCACACTTGTCATATTTGTATGACTTGAAATTATATTTAAACACGAATCAAATGTTTTATTATCTGGTTCTAATATCTCAAAATCCATATCTTCAGGAGACATGGTGAAATCTGAAAATAAATCTGTTTCAAAACCCATACCAGGTAGAGCAGTAGGCATATGTTTTATTTGTTCAAGTTTTTGTTCTAACATATACTCATCAACTCTATTAAAGTTTTTGAAATAATCAGATATAACATTTGCACAATGTAGTGCTTCTTTTCTTTCTAATGTTTTCATCCGAAAAAACTCTCCAAACTAGCTTGTTCTTCAGCATTCCAATTAATGGTTTCTAATATAAATTCCATAGGTGCCAAGAATGTTTTTTGAAATTGCACTTCATAATCTACAAATTTATTTAGATTAAATTCTGGTGGTAATTTTGTAACATAACTAATCACATCAAATTTAAATGGGTTTGCTTCAACAAGTTTTACAAATTTAATCTTATCACCTTCTTGAATATAAGGATACTTGTTTTGTAATTTAAACTTTTGAATATTATGATTATATATCAATGCACCCTTTACATGTATTGGTGTACCTTTTTTAAATATGTTTGCTGAATCTCTATACTTTCTTAAATTATTACAAGACCTAGGAAAAGATATTTGTTCAGGTATCATATTATAAAAATCTTTTCTAAAATCTTTAATATAATTTTGTAGTTCTGTTTCATCTTTTGACATTATAATATTAATAGCTTCTTTAATTCTACTTCTACAAACTTGTGGTGTTGAAGATTTAACGGCTTCGATACCCATAAGTTTTAATTTAGGTTTTGATAATCTAACACCTTCATCATCTAAAACATTTAACATATATCTTTTCTTTGCAACCCATATACCTTTGTTTGCAATAACTTCTCTTTTCATTACCATACAATTTTTAAATGCATTAGTATAATCAGATAGTTCATCAAAACATTTTTCTATATATGGTTCTAATTTGTTTATGCAAACCTTTTCTAGAAAATCAATAGTCTCTTGTGTTGATTTACCTTCACATGTTTTTTCTACTAACATACCCAAGTTTACATAGATAGAATCTGTATCAGAGGCAACAATATAATCTTTTTCGCCATGTGTTTGTAATACTTGATTTAGATACTCATTCATTTTGTTTTCTATAAATCTAATAATAAATTGACCAGCTGTTGTAATAGCACTTGCCTGTCTTACATCATAATATCTAAAGTATTGATTACCTACTGCACCATAAGCTGAGTTTAATGCAATCTTTCTTGCCCATTGTATATTATGACATCTAGAAATTTCTTTTACTAATTCAGGATTCTTTGTTTTCTCATATTCTTTTTTTGCTTTTAACATTCGTTTTTTATAGATAACACGCTCATTGTACATTGTCTCCATCATTTCAGGTAAAAACCCTTGATTATCACTTTTGAACATTGCACCATTTGGTGTTATACATGCACCTTCTGTTTTTAAATGACCTAGTTTAGATTTGCCATATAGAAAATTATTTACAGAAATACCATTTGATTTGACACCAATAATTTTTTCTGGTGATATATTATATTGTATAATGATATGTGGATATAGTGAGTTAATATCAAACGACACAACCCAATCATGCATACCTGTTATTGGTTCTTTTACATATGCACCTTCATATTTTGTTTCTTTTGCATGTTCTTCTCTTGGTGGTACACATATGTTTTTCTTTAACAAATGATTTGCAATCAATGTATCCCAAACTCTTACTTGTGAAAAGATATCATCATAATTAACTTTTGATTCATATGCAACAGTCAATGCTAAATCAATAAGACCTAACTTATCTTCTAGTTTATCTACAATCTCAACATCTTGTATGTTATAGTCTACAAACTTTTGAAAATCTTTTTCATAGAATTCTTTAAATGTATCGAATGGGTTTTCATTTTTATTTTCGCCAAGCTCAACTTCACCAATATGGTCTAGTTTATAACTTTCTTGTCTTGTTGGTATAAACCATTTATATAAATCTAGATAGTCTAACATAACAACACCAAACAATGTATAGACTGTTTGTGGTCGACCTCTTACAGATATTTCTTCT